TGCGCTTCAGAAGAACACGTACTAATACCGAAAGAGTATAAGAGTCACCCGAACTGCACAAAAACGTTTCAACTCTCAATAACGGCTTCTGAGTGTTCGAAAACAAACGAAACCGTATGCTACCGATACTCGAACATAACCGACCGAATGGTGATAATCATAAGATGAACGCACCAGAATTCCGAGAATACGTGGCGGGTATGTTCAACTTCAAACCAAAAAGTTATCAAACCGCGTTCGCCTTAGATTGCTTAAACGAGAAACGCGTAGTAGGAGTATTCTGCAGACAAAGCGGAAAGAGCGAAGTGATGGCGAAGATAGCGATAATGTTAGCGAGGAGAGATAAGAGAGGAGACGTCCTAATCTTCGCACCAACCGACCGACAAACCGGACTCATAGCGGATAAGATACGAATGACGATAGGACAAATGTTCTACCTCAGCTACTTCCACATAGTAAGAGAGACTCAACGAGAATTCAGATTCTCAAACGGGCGGTCGATAATCTGCGAAACAGTAGGAGACTCGGGAGAGAGCATAAGAGGATACACCGCCGGAGACATCATACTAGAAGAAGCTGGTAGCATAAAAGATAGCATCATACAAGAAGTGATAATGCCGATGGGAGCAACGACTCAACCAGCGATAATCAAAATCGGGACGCCGAGGGGGAAGAATCACTTCTACGAGAGCAGCAGAAGCTCTGAGTACAAAGTTCACTTATACGACTGGACTCACCCAGTGAAAGAGAACTTAATCAGTCAAACGTACATAGACGAGATGAGGCGAGTAACACCAGACATCATCTTCCGAACCGAATACGGAGCGGAATTCATCGAAGACCAAGACGCGTTCTTCGGATACGAGCTGATAGAAGCTTGTAAAGACGACACTCAGTTCACCTCTGAGACCAAGCGGTACTATCTTGGCGCGGACATCGCGAGGCTCGGCCAAGATAGTACTTGCTTAATAATCACGAACGTAGACAACCGAGGAATAGCTCATATCGTACAAATCGTGGAGATGAAGAAGCAGAAGTTAGACGTAGTATTAGCGAAGATACAAGAGTTACACGCGCAATACAACTTCTCAAGGATGTACATAGACGAGACCGGATTAGGAGCCGGACCAGTAGATATGCTCGCGAAGATATACAACCAACCCGCCTTACTAAGAGGAGCCGCGGTGAGCGGTTGGCCGAACGCTAGAGAGTACGGAGATAAAGTAGTCGGCATCAAATTCACGATACAAAGCAAACTCGATATGTTCTCAAACCTCAAAGCGCTCATGCAACAAAACCGAGTTAAGTACCCTAATCATCCTAAACTTATTGCTCAACTAAGAGACTTCAGATACGAGTTAACTGATAATCAGAACGTTAAACTTCATCACTCAGAATACGGCTTCGACGACTTCGTCGACGCCTTAGCACTAAGTTGTAAAGAGGTGAACGCGAAGAGTCCCGGATTCGCCTTCTAATGAAGCTTTGGAAGTTTATGATGTGGGAGATGTGGGTGTTATCATCAAAAGCTTTTGTTGAAGAACTTAAAAACTTATTCGGAGGGAAGAAGATGAAACTATGTCAGAAGTGTCGAAAGGCGGTGAGCGACTTGAGTCGTCACCGAAGAAGGAGTAGGTGCTCAGCTCAGCACATAAGAAGGTGAAAGATATGAGAGACGAAATATGGATGTCGATATTGTTAGGATTAGTTGCTTTATTCTGGGCGATAGTTGCGACGGTGATGATAAGATGGCTCACGTAATATTCGGGATGTACGCTCACAAAGCAACCCACGACAAATTATTAAGCGAGATAAACAACTGGCGATACCAACACGTAGGCGACGCTAGAGTAGGAGCCTCCGCCCCATTAATAAGCGAAGTAAAACTCTACGACGTAAGAATACCAGAAGAGTTAGTCCCACTCTTCCTCAGAGACGTTGAGATGATAATAGGGAACGACGGGAGCGCGACAAAACACTTCTTCACACGATGGCTAATGAGAAGCACGAGCCTAATGAGGAAAGTGTTAGGATTCAAAAACATCAAACCCGCAAAAGGCCCGCAACAATACGACTTAAAAAGTAGCTGGCACCGAGCGTTCTTAATCGGAGTGATGAAAGACGACATCTGCAAAGACGACATCACAGGAAATAAGAGGGAGGTGTTATAAAAAAATGATAATACCACCGACCGCACCGAAGAAGAAGCCGAGCGTACACGACAGCTTACTAATCACTTTTTACAAAGTAGGAGAGGTGATGAACTACATAGTAAACTTAGATTCGATAATCGTAGAGTACTTAGAAGACGAACGCGCGAAGATAACCTTAAAAAACACGAAGCACCAACCGACGTGGCCAGAAGAAATACAAGGAGTCGGCGTAGTTGTTTGTGACGACCCAAACTTAGAGCACGCCGGCGGTTGGAGTAATATGGGATGCACTCGCATACTACACATGCTAAGAGGAGCTAAGAGTTTAAGCGACGCTCACTTCTGCTACGAAGGAAAACTAATAAGTAAGAGCGTCATCATACCGGAGAGGATACCTGAAAATGAAACTAACCAATCAGACCTTCATGTTTAAAAAACATGTTGGAGAAGGAATAAAGAACGTAAGCATGACGTACCACGAAGATACCGGAGAATACTTTGTTCGCTCACAAATAATTAGCTTCTTCACCAGCTACGTTAAAAGCCCTGAGAAAGTAATATCTGCGGGTAAGGATAAGAAGAAGGCGGAGAAGATATTCAAAAAAGAGAGCGAATGGCAAACATAGAGATATTCGATTGCGGATGCGTACCTAGTCGACCAAAAGACCAGAGTTGTAAAGCTTACGGTACTCGGTGGCGAGTGTATACTACTACGAGTAAGATAATGCTGAGGTGTAGAGATTGCGGGAGGAGGTATAACTTCAGAATCGACAAAACAGGTTTAGAGAGTATAAGTTATTTATCGAAGGAGGAAGAATAAAAATGGAAACGGAGAAACAGTTCGAGTTTAAGAAGCTGAGCGGCGGAAGATGCGCTTTTGTAATGAGGAGCAAAGATATAGAGAGAACAGAGGTAGTGAGTGAGGAGTTCGCGAAAGAACACTACAAAGGATTAAGAAAGCAGAAGAACGAAGTTTTACAACAACTTAGCCAAGCGAATAAGTCGTTAGAAGCGAATAAGGTGGATAAGAACGAAGACGTTGAGAAGTTTATCGAGTTAGCAAACTTAGCGAGTAAATACAAGAAATACCTCGACGCTTCTGAGAATAGTAAGAGCATCAATAAGATGTTAGACGAGATAAACCAAAGCATGATTCAAATTGAGAAAGTCATGCCTGAAGTTAAGCGGATGAAGAGTTGAGAAAGAAGATATTTAAATAGTTTTGAATCAAAAACCAAACAATAGCAAACATGACGCCCTCATCCGGGCAGATTTGTAAAAATAGGTGGTAAACGATGGGAAACGTCGGAACAACAAAAAACGATTATGAATATTGGTTTAACAAACCTAGCTCATACAAAGTAATAACGGCAGTAACAGGGACTTCTATCAAAACAACCGACGGCGTACTAACCGGAATCTTCGTCGGCTCAGGAGCCGCTATAACAAGCTTCAAACTATGGGATAGCGCAACGACCGGAACCGGCACAGTACTCATCGACACAACCGCAGTAGCAGCCGGCGCAACAAACTTCACCTTCCCAAACATAAAATTTGATAACGGCTTATACTTAACAACAGGCTCAACCGGAACACTAATGGCTACTACGGTATTTTACAAATAAGAACATACTCATGGGATTATTCAGCTTTTTAAAAGCAGAGAAAGTAAGAGAGAAGAAGACCGGCTCAGCAACCGCTCCCGCCTACTCAGAACCCCCACAAGACGACGAGTTCAAAGCGTACATACCCAACTTCTTATACAAACCGCCGTTCGGATTCCCACTCAACAAAAACGTCTTACACCTCAAAGCCTTAGCTAAGAATCCTTTCATCTTCTCAGTGATAAGAACATTAAAAGACGAAGCTTGCACAACGAAGTGGGAGATAAAACTAAAGAAAGAATACGCTCACGAAGCATTCACCCAAAACAAACTTAAAGCAGACACCGGCTTCGAAGCTGAGATAAAGAGGATAAGTGATTGGTTCTACAACCCGAACGGGAACGACGAAAGCTTCTCAGAGATAATCGGACAATGGGTCCAAGACCTTTGCGAAGTAGACGCCGCGGTCGGAGTCAAAGTCTTCAACAAGAAAAACGAATTCAGTCAGCTCTTCGCTAGGGACGGCGGCTCATTCTTAAAAAACCCAGACATCTACGGATACTTAGGGAATAGAGACGAGATAGTCTACGCTTATAGAACGATGAACCCCAACCTCACCATGCCCTACCAAATAAAAATATACGCGGCGGCGTTCGCAGAAACCGCCGCTTATTATCAATACGGGTGGACCGGCAACGCTCTCCCAGTACCGTTTGGTCGACGCGAGATAATGTACATGATGGCTAATCCGAGAACGGATAGCATATACGGACGCTCACCACTCGAAGTTATCGAAGAAGTATTAGTCACACTCATCTACGGAACCGCTTACAACACAGACTTCTACCTCAACGGGAACGCTCCCGACGGGATGATAAACTTAGTCGGAGCCGACACCGAAATAGCTAAAGCTTTCCAAGACCGTATGAAAGATAAGTTCAAAACTACTGATACTCTACTCGGAAACTCTCGACGCGTCGGACACCAATACCCGGTATACGGAGGACCAGACGCTAAATTCGTACCCTTCCAACTCAGCTCGAAGGATATGGAGATAATCGAGCAGCAGAAATGGTTTACTAAACTCGTATGGTCGGCGTTCGGCGTCACCCCAGACGAGATGGGATACACCGAAGATAGTAATAAAGCCGTCAGTCAAACTCAAACCGGAGTTCATAAGAGGAAAGCTCTCAAACCATTATTGAAGAAGATAGAGTATATGGTGAACAACCAACTCATGACCGAATTAGACCCGAGCGGGAAGTTAGAATTCGCGTTCGAAGATTACGACTTAGACGAAGAGTTGAAGAAAGCTCAACTCTACCAACTACAAATAACTGGTGGTTGGAAGACGGCTGAGATGGTCGCAGAAGAAGAAGGAATCGATATGGAAAAGCTCAAAGCTCACAAAGAAGAAGAAGCTCAGAAAGAGATGGAGATAGCTAAAGAAACAAACCCAGGATTCTTAGATAAGAAAGAACCACAGGTGAAAGCTGATTATAAGAAGATGAGCTACGACGATTTGATAAGCGAGCATAAGAAGCTCGTCAAAGTCTTAGAAGAAGATAATCCTGAAGATATTAAGAAGATGGCAGAAGAGCAAAAAAAAGAGTTAGAAAAATATATTGAAGAAAAAAAAGTTAATGTGAAAGCAGAAGACGACGACGTATCCAAATACTTTCAGAGAGTTCGCGCTCACCTATTAGAACAGATTGAGAAAGATGGAAGCCGAACTTAAAAACTTAATAGACGACATCGTAAACAAATACTTATCCTACATTAGCAGCGATGCTCTCAAAGACTTCGTATTCTCGATGGTTGACGAACAATACAACAAAGGCTTAAGTCACGCAGAGATAAACTTCAACCAAAACTTTGTGCCTGATTATAACTCTCTAAGCTTCGTACAAAACTTCGCGTTCTCAAACGTGAGAGGATTAACGGAAGATATGAAAGAGAGTTTGCGAAAAGAGATGAGTTTAGGATTAATGAATCACGAAAGCGTATCCGAACTAAAACTAAGAATTCTTGACGTGATGGACACGACCATAGAGAGAGCAGAGATGATAACGAGAACCGAATCTAATAGAGCGTTTAACCTCGGACACTACCAAGCAGCTAGGGATAGTGGGCTTATTCTGAAGAAGCAATGGAGTAGTCAAAACGAGAGAGTTAGTCGAGCAGGGAACTTAGTCCCTTGTCCGAGGTGCGAAGCTATGAACGGAGTCACGATAAAGATGAACGACAAATTCCGATTCGACGATGGGGAAGAGCTCTTACTACCTCCTAAGCACCCACACTGCGCTTGCAGAGTGATATACGTGCAATAAAGATATTTAAATAGTTTTGTTTCTAAAAAGCTAGTTATGGAAGAAAAAACTTTATTCAACTATTCTATAAACGACGGATTCTTATGGTCGGAAGTTAACTTAAAAGGCGAAAGACAATACTTTATTGAGGGATACGCTTCGACCATAGACGAGGACAAAGCCGGAGAGATATTAGACTTAAGTGCTCAGAAAGATATCTACGACCAGATGCGAAACCAAAACATAACAATGGATATAGAGCACGAAGAATGGTACGACGACTCCGGAAAAGTTTTAGCTAGGCCGAAGAACGAGAAGATACCAGTAGCTAAGATAATACACGCCGAGCTAAGACCACAAGGAGTATGGGTGAAAGCTCAACTCAACACGCACCTACGCTCATTTAGCGAAGTATGGGGTAGCATCAAAGACGGATTCTTAAAAGCTTTTAGCGTAGCGTTCTACCCAATACAAAAAGCAGGAGGAGTAATCAAACACCTCAACTTAGTAAACGTCACACTCACAGGAAGCCCAGTCAACCCGAACGCAACATTCGCGGTAAGCATGAAGAGTGCTTCGGCGTGGTTAGATACGGTAGAAGCAGAGACGAAAGCTGAGCTTAAACCAAAAGTGGACACTCCCGGAGCAGACATCCCAGGAGTAGAGCCGCCGAAAGAAGAGAAGCCTAAGCATCCAAAGATGACTGAGGTAAAAGCAGAGGAGGAATCTACAATGAAATGTAAAGAATGTGATAAAGAATTTGAATCAAAAGAAGCTCTAGAAGACCACATGGAAGAGAAACACGGAAAAGAGTTATCTGGAGATAAAGAAGAAGATAAGAAGGAGGAGCCTGAAATGAAAGCAGAAGAAGTAGAAGCTCCGGTGGTAGACATCAAAGCTCAATACGAATCAGAGCTGAAAGCCATGAAAGAAAAACTCGAAGTGGCAGAGAAGACTCACTCTGAAGAAGTAGCAAAGCTAAAAGCGGAACTCGAAAAGCCACAACTGAAATCAGTTGTAGAACCAGAAGTACCGGTTGAAAAACCGTTCGTCCGCATAGTGTCACCATTAGGCTTAGTAAGATAAGGAGGAATGAAAGAAAATGGCAAATACAGGAACAATAGGAACAATCGACGAGACTAGCGCATACGCGCACAGTTTTGGAAACCTAAAAGCTGGGACAAGATACTACGACCCATCAAACAACGTAGACCTCAGACTTAAAGGCGAACTAAACGACGCGTACAACGCAGGACTCAAAGCAATGAACGCAGCAGGGATGGGAGCAGGGACCACAGATAAAGCAATAATCCCAATCTACCTCGACCCACAGATAATCGACACAAGCAGGAAGTTCACCCCAGCAGTGGAGATAATCCCAAGAGTAAGCAACATGGGAGTAACCGCAGAATGGACAACCCTCAGCAAAGGAGCAGCTTTCACAGCAGTAGAAGATGCAGCACTTGCTGACGTCAACGACACCTACACAAGAGTAAGTAAAGTAGTCAAATACTTATACGCTGTTGGTAGAGTCACCGGTCAAACACTAGCTGCAGTACCTAGCTTTATGCTAATGGGAATCACTGCAAGCGGCGGAACACCTGATGGAACATTCGGAAACAGCTCAGCACCAAATGCTATGCAGCTCGAAGTGTTGGCGAAGACAAGGGAGATAAAGGAGCTCGAAGAGAACCTCATCTTCAATGGAAACGCAACAACCTCAGCAATAAGCGGAAACCCAGACGGAACAGAGTACAACGGAATCGTCACCACAATGAGCACCACAAACGCAGTTGTTAAATCAACAACCGCTTTATCACTTGCAGATTTGAACACAGCAATACAATACGCATTTGATGATGGTGGAAGACCAAACGTTGCGTTCTGCAGTTCATCCGTCTACACAGACATCCTCGGCTTAATTCAGACTAGGCTAGGATACTTGCAGAGTGAGAAGTCAGTTTTCTGGGGATTCACCACAGTAACATATAGAAGCATGGTCGGAGAAATACCGATAATCCCAAGTATGTACTTGAGTAACACCACAGGAAGCAAATGCATATACTTCCTCGACTTATCAGTTGTTGAGATGAGAGTATTGCAAGACTTAACCTACGAAAAACTAGCTAAGACTAATGACAGCGATAAGTTCTTCTTGAAAGTCTACGAAGTGTTGATAATCAAGAACACAAGTTTCTGTGCATCGGTTACCGGCATAAGCGCATAGGTAAGACAACACTTTTTTTATTTTTTTTTTATATTTTAGAATCGGAGATAGGAGGAAAACAAAATGACTAACGTCAACACAGAAGTAATAGAAATCACTCCTAAAGGCGGCGCCACTCTCAACGGATACAAACTCGGTTGGTTATACGCAGCGAACAAAGTAGCTGCCAACGACACAATCACCATAAAAAACGCTGTATCAATAGATAGAGCCTTATTGCAGATAAAAGCGACTGGTGTAGCAGAAGGAAACACATTATCGACGAACGTAATCACGTGCACCGAAACAACGAGTGGCAGCCCAATAACAGGGTTGATTATCTACAGGTAAAGGAGGAATGAAAGACAAATGACAAACACAAACGCAGTGGTAAAAGAAATCGCACCATTAGGTGGAGCCACTCTTGGCGGATATAAACTGGGCTGGTTAGTAGCAACCGCGAAAGTAGCACAGAATGATACAGTAACTATCACTAATGCTTCTCTCGTAGACACAGCCTTCTTGCAAATAACATCCACAGGAGCAGCAGAGGCTAATACGAAATCAACGAACGTAATCACTTGCACAAGCGCAACAACAGGCGCCGAGGTTCAAGGATTAATAATATACAAGCATAAATAAGGAGGAAACAAAGATGACAGCAATAACAGAACTAACAGATTTTTGGATTAATCACGGATTGCCAAACGCTGGTCTGAAAACTTTGGTAGTATCATGTATCGACACCGTCGACAACTCAGATACTCTCGAAGTTGATTTGACCAAGTACGGTTGCGGAGCGGTGTTAGGAGTAATCGGATTCACCCACACAACTGAGAATAGCGTCGTGATTCAAGAACAACCAACGACCACAATGAGTGGATTAACACTAACAATAACAGTAGGCGGAAGCTCAAGCGACCAAGTAAGACACTACTTACTCTTCTGCGCATCTACTGAGAATCCATAAGGAGGAATGAAAAAATGGCAGCACTACTAGCAGAAGGAACAGATTACGTCATTAAGAGAGTTACTCCCGTTGGCGGCATTACCCAATTATTCATTAGAACCGTAGACACGGTTGATGCGACTAACACTCTCGCATTAACATTGAATAAATGGGGAATAGGACCCAAAGGATTCATCGGAGTAATAGCTTTTGTAGAAACAACGGCCGGAAGCGTTTACGCACAAGAAGCAGTAACAACTGCAGTATCATCAGGTGTTTTGACACTAACGATACCAGCTGGTACAGACAACGATAGACGATTAATAATCGTATACGGGCACAGCTTGAACATATAAGGAGGAATGAAGAACATGGCAGCATTAGTACTAGACACAGACTACTTTATTAAAGAAGCTTCTCCAAATGACGGCATCGTTCAGGCGATGGTGATAGGAGCAGCGACGATAGACGCCGCAGATTACCTCACAGTAACCTTAGCGAACATCGGCATAAGCCCAAAAGGTTTGATAGGCGTCTACGGATGGAAACACACAACTGACAACTCAGTATCAGTGTTAGAGTTTCCAACAACTTCCGTATCAAGCGGAGTGGTGACGATAACAGTACCGTCTGGAACGAACAACGACCCTCGCTACTACTTAATCATAGGAACTAGCGGAGTTAACCCTTAAAATTATTTTTTTTATCAAGTCCGGCTGGTCAAGAAATTTCTTGACCTTCCGTTTTGAATTAGTAGGAGGATGATTATTATGAGAAGTTTTATTGACGAAGATAAGAAGGTCGCTTGGATATACGACGAGAAAACTCACCCGATGGGAAACGAACGCTCATCATCGAAGCCGGTCGAAGCTCCGAAAGTCGTTGAAGCTCCGAAAGTCGTCGAACCAGTACTACCTTCGAAGTTCGGATTAAAGAAGCATAAGTAGGAGGTTCTTACTATGAAGAAAACCTTAATACTCTTTTCAATATTATTATTATTAGTTGATTTCTCCTTCGCCGTCGACTTCGTCCCTAGCGGGAACATCGTCGGTCGAAACGTTTACGGAATCTACAACTTCACCAACATTAGCGGAATTCAAAACATCACCGCCGTAAGAATATTTCAAAACGGCAGTCAAGTCTTAGATAACACTACCGTCATCTCCGTCTCGAATTTTAGTAGTTATACGAACGTTAGCAACTTAAACGTTAACACGACTACGATGAAGACTACGGGAGGATTATTAGATGTTGTTTACTCTTTCTGGAGCGGTTTGTTTCTTAACTCTACCGCCTTCGATGCTAGTCAACTCGCTCAGAATAATACTATAAGCACCAAAGCGGATAATGCAACTCTTCTTAACTACGTTAACTCTACCGCCTTCGACGCTAGTCAACTCGCTCAGAATAATACAATAAACACTAAGTTAGAAAACGGTAGTGATGCTACACTATCGAATATTCGACTCGACCAATTATTCTTCAACTTAAGCCTTAACGTAACCTCTCATCAAGAAGGCAAAGTTCACTGGAACCTCGACGACGGCACACTTGATTATGATACTAACTTCACAGGAACGAGTGTTCAGTTAGGTCAAGAGAACGTTGTTAAGGTTGTTAATAAAGCAGGAGTAGACCTCGACGACGGAACACCTGTTTATGTTAGCGGTGCTCAAGGCAATAGACCAAAGGTCGGCTTAGCAACTAACGATAATGAAAGCAGGAGTTATGTTCTCGGATTAACTACTATGAACATAAAAAATAACGAAGAAGGGCTTATAACTACTGAGGGTTTAGTAAGAGATTGGGATACTACTAATTGGAGTGTTGGCGACCAACTCTACCTCGACGGTGCAGGAACACTAACGAACGTTAAGCCAACCGGTCCTAAACACGGTGCGAAGATAGGTTTTGTTATTTCTAGTCACTCCACTCAAGGAAGCGTTTATGTTCATGTTCAGAACGGTTGGGAGACTTATGAGTTGCACGATGTTAATGGTACAGAACCAAACGCTGACGGCTTATTCTTAGTATGGGATAACACAACGAGAACATATAATCCTAAGCAGATACTAAACTACACAAACACTACAACATTTGATGCATCACAACTCGCTCAGAATAACACCATAAGCACTAAGGCTGATAATGCAACTCTTCTTAACTACGTCAACTCTACCACCTTCGATGCTAGCCAACTCGTTCAGAATAATACTATAAGCACTAAGGCTGATAATGCTACACTTTTAGGATATCTCCCACTAGATGGTTCTAGTAACATGACTGGCAACATAGACTTCTTAGGAGGAGCAGGAGTAAATGCTAGTCACGTATTAAATCCGCCTTGGTTATACTCTGGAAGCGTCGGTTGGACTAATCTTAGCGATTATCCTGTTGCTTGCCCAGCAAATACTTTCATGACACAAGTAGGCGACTCTATCACTTGCACAAGCGTTCAAGAAACACTACTAAGCTTATTAGTAAACGGTAACCTCACGGTGTTAGGAAATACTTCAAGCTTATCAGTTAACGGTAACCTTGCGGTTTTAGGAAACATCACAACTAATAAAATAAGCTTCAACAACGCTAGCATAAAACAACTACCACAAAACGCTAATATTGACGGCGGAGTAATAGGGATAATGTTGACTAACCCGCCCAACCAAGAACTACCTCACATGATATTACAATCAGGCGGACCATCGCAAGCAAGCGTTATACTCAGAAGCTTAATGATTCAAAACGAGATAAACAACTTCAGCAACACAACCGATGCTACAGATTGCATGGCATACATGAGTAATATTGGAGAGACGTTGAAGATTGATTGTAACACAACAACAACAGGAGCTGACTTATTAATCAGTGATGATTTGCAAGTGATTGGTGATGTGTGGAGTAAAGATACTGGTGGGCAATGGAGAAGTTTAAACAACGTTCAAACCCACCTAGCCGAGATGCAAATAGGCACTCTATTAGATAGTAGCAGAAGCACTCTAACCCTTACAGGTTCAGTATTAAACTTCACCCTTTTTGCAGATGATGGTTCAGGATTCTGGAATATAAACGGAACAATATACCCAACTAACGGGATAGGAGTTAATAATGCCACAGTTGCCTTATTAAACGGCACAGATGCTAATCCAAAAACTAACTACATACACTTCTACCTGAATGCTGGTGTTCCAACACTGACAACAACAGAAGCTTACCCAAGTTATGACCATATAGACGTAGCAACCTTCAAGGTAGGAAATGTTAATGCAACAAACTATACTATTTATGCTTATGACAGGAATAGGTATGAGATTGATAGTTTTGTTAAGAAAGTTATTGAGAGATTTGAGGAGCAAGGAGCTTTATATGTTAGCGGATTCTCACAAGCAACAAGCACTAAAACAATAAATGTATCACCGGGTTATTTCTTTAACGGCATAACAGAGATGTTCACTAACATAACTATTAACTCAACAAACAATGGTTTCTATCGTATTAACTCAACAGGAGCATTCTTAACATCATCAACCTACGATGCTGCGACTTTTAGCCAATACCAAACAGGAGAAGCTATAACCAACAATAGGTATGTAAACGTAGTATGGGGAATAGTTCCAACAACAACAGTAAGTGGTGGTAGTGTTGCTACGGTTCCAAAGTTAGTTGCTGTTATTCAATCTAAACCAGCAACAGAATATAATAGCGTTGCATTAGCAGAGCAAGATTTGTATGGAATGGCTAACTATTATCCTTCAGACTCTGTTATAAAGAATGTGTTTACACCAGTAGCAAGACAAGTATTATTAATTAGTACTGGCGGTGGCGGAACAGCAACTGCACAAACGTTAAGCAACGGAGCTTTATTCATTGATATAAGAGGAAAAACAACTAGCGCAGGAGGAGCTCCTATTCCTAGCAGTAGCGACCACGCAGTATTAAGCAATCTAGCATATGCAACCTCTGGACACACAGGATTTTTAGCTGCTGATGGTTCAACACCACTAACAGCTAATTGGAGTGCTAACTTTAACATTAGTGCTCCAAGTTTCTTCGGAAACATCAACAGCTCGTATGTTCAAAACGCTGCTTGGAGTGCTGGTAATATCACCGCAGGAACTTTCGGAACAGGCAACTACGTATTCGATACAAACGTTACTGTACAAACATTAATATTTGAAACTAACACTAGCGGTAACATGATATATGATAATGCTAGTTGCACTATCATAAAAGGGAGCACAAGCACTTTAGCAATATGTTAAAAAAACATGAAAAGACTCGTTTACTTATTATTTTGTATCATCTTAACTTCTTTAGTTAGCGCTGCTAACTACAACATCACAGAGCGTACAGACTACGGCATACTCATAAACTCGGTTTATCTAAAAGTTTGTGATAACGTTGGCAAAGCCCAAAACATCAACATAAGCAGCGTGTTCAAAGACGACTCACTAACTAGAGTGATAAGCTTCGGCGACGTTTACATGAACCAATCATACAATTACAACCTCCTTGGAGAAGGAAATATTAGCATCGGAAAATATACTACTACTAATGTTTCTACTGATTGCGTGACTAATGTTAATGGCACTGTTTGTAAAAATACTACTCACTATTATGATAATGATGATTCAGAAATGTTCTGTGCTAACGTTAAGGCGGATAAGACTTGTAACATCATCGGAAAAATAAGTTTAGGAAACGAAACAAGATACGGATACTTACTACTACCCACCGTTAAGGATAAGATAGTTATTGGTGGGGCGAAGATAGAACAAAAAAGTAGTGGAATACCCTTACCCAAAGACGGTTGTGTAGATGTAAGATACTCTTATAACCACTCATTAGTATACACAAAACTACCAACAGCAGATGTTAATAAGTACAACATAAGCGTAGTAGGAGACGACGGGAGTCAATCAAAGATAGACCCGACGTGGTGGAATAACACACTAACCCAAAGATACGTTATAAATTGCACATTGATGACTGATGGTTTACCAATTGTTATCAACGGAACTTACGGTGTTACGATAAACGGCATACCTCAATTCATCTGGACTGTGTGCAATAATAGTGATGCTAACCAAAGCTTATACTACCTCGACAACAAAACATACGCAGTAGCTAGTAATGATATACAATACCCTATGGACGTAGAAAGCGGTAACGGCACAAGTTATAACCCGACCGGAGTATGGACTAACTACGACATGGTAGTTCACTTCAACGACTACACCGCCATCAACGGAACACAAGACAATGTTTTCCCGATGGGAGTAAGAGGAAGTTTGCCAGCATTAAGGAATACCGCAAGAATAGGTGGTGGAGTTGTTCTTGATAATAGTAACACTTTTCAATCTAACACATCAGCTCCTTGGTTTAACAAAACATTCTGGAATTGGACTTGGACGGTCTGGATAAACTCAACAGCTTTAGCAAATTACGACGGAATAATAAACGTGGGAGGATACAACGGAGGAGATGCTAGCTACAACACAGAACAACTAGATAGTTCAGGGAGAATGTACACTTACTTCCAACCATATGCAGGAAGAGGATATAGCGGCGAAGGACCGACAGCAACAGGAGTAGTCGTCAACAATTGGTATCTAGTAACTCAGCACTGGAACGGAACACACTTCGAAGTCTACATAAACAAAACAAGAAAATTCAGCGGAACAACCACTAACACAGGGAAAAACCTTAGCGGACCATTTATGACAAGTTATTTTAATACTGAATGGCACATAGGAAGTTACACATACGCAGACAGCCCAATAAGGGGATTCAACGGAGTAATAGACGAGGTTCAATTCGGACCAGATAGAACATGGGCTCAGATAAACCAAACATACGACAACGTCTACGCCGTCCCAGGATACGGCACAATAGGAGCGAACGAGAGCGGAGGAGGAGGAACCCCAGTAACAAATAGTTGCACCTACTCCGGTAGCGGAAACTGGGCAATCAACTGCTCTGATAGTTGTAATCTTACAGCGACAAACATGCTAAGATTAAACTTCACAATTATCGGAATAACAGCTAATCAAGCCGGAGTTTACGGATTCAGTAATATCACAAATTACACATTCGGAAGAATAGAGAATTGCTTAGTGAGAGGATAAAATAAAATGGTAGAAGCAAAAACAGTAGGGATAATAGGGATACTAGCATTACTAGCAGGATTCGGCGGAAGTCTTTTACTAACACCGACGCAACAAGAAAACACTTATGTTTGCACCTCGACAGAACAAATAGGAATCTTCTACGGCGGGATAAGCAGCACCGGACTCACTGCTTATCCCTACGTAGAGAATCGAAGCAACTCGGTAAGGTGCACAAACGGGAAATGGGTAAAGCTAAGCGAATATGCTAAGAACCACACCGTCGACTTCACCAAACCACAAGTTGGAGGAATACAATATTCGTGCAACCAAAAAACGTGTGTGAAGATTTAAAGATATTTAAATACTTTAAAAACGCAGAGGAAAATAACAATGACAGCACTAACCCCAAGATATGAATCAATCACCGGAGCAAGCTGCTCAGGAACAGACGCTACCACCAACCGAGCATACACACTAGCAAATAGCGACTACTACTCGGTCATCGAAGTATTAAAGCAAGGAGCTCCGTTGCACGAAACTTTAGACTTCACCATATCAGGAGGAGTCATAACCTTCTTAGTCACCGTCTGGGATGCTGACGTCATAAGCTTACGATACTTCACAAGCGACGCCGTCACACTAGTGACCGCCGGAAACGCGTACTGCACAACGACCGAAGTATATCGAACAAGCGGAATAACGAGTTCAGAAATTGGTACCACAGACGTCAGCAACCAAATCGCGGAGAGCGAAACGATAATCTGCAGGATGACGAAGAACATCTACTGGAGAATCGTCTTAGACGCTCAAACCGCGAGTAGCGGAGGAAACTCAACGATAACAGTAACAGGAGCGGGGTGGACTGTTAACAACTACGCCAACTTATACGTATGGGTGTACTCAGGAACGGGGAGCGTTCAGCTAAGAAAAATCTTAAGCAACACAAGCGACACACTAACCGTAGACCGAGATTGGACGACAACGAATCCGGCGGTTAATAGCAAGTTCAAAGTGTTCTACGTACCAACAGATTTCAACCCGTACGTAGACGAAGTATACGACGGCTCCGGACTCACCTACCAATTCTTACCACTCTACCCAGTAAAGAAAGTGGAAACTCTCGCAGTAGGAGCAACTCCGACGACCGTAGCAACGACTAACTTATACTTATATGAGAAGACGGGAAAGATACAACTCAAATCCGCAGCAGAAACGTCCGTCTTCTCAAAGACGTACCCGCAAGAAGTAGACATCACTTATTGGTACGGAGTAGACCACTTACCGCTCGACATCAAACGATTAGTCGAACTACACACCTCAATACAAATACTCGGTCAGCAGATGGGCGGAACTTGGGATGACCCAGGCACCGTTAGCTTACCAGAGGCTACGATAAGTGTAGGACAAGCTTACATCAACATTAGAAGTTCGTTAGAAACTCTTAAAGAAGAGTATGTAGAGTTGTTGAAGACGGTCAAGATTTGGCCGGTCTTCGCAGATTAAGCAAACGCTTAGGAGAGTAAAGAAAATGGCAAACGCTTATACAGGAGTTGATTTCTCAGCTTATGCTCGCGTCTTCGACCACTACGGAGACTCGGTTGTTAGAACACCGGTTACTTTATCATTATCAAACGTCGAAGGAGACGAGACAGTAGTCGAAGGAAGTACGGGGTCGATAAAAGTTTATATCGTCCGAAAGAATAAACCTTGGAACTTCGACGCTGCCGGCATGATAGAAGGCGGAGACGCTCTCATGCTAGTAAGAAGTACGGATACGATAAACAGACATGATAAGATAACATGGAATTCGAACACTTATCGAGTGCAGACCGTTTTGAATAGAGACCAGATAGGCGGGAACGTAGCTTACAAAGCTTGTAACTTGTTCCTGATTGACTAATGAAGAAGATGACAATGACCGAGTTTAAGAAAGCGTTTCACATAGCTCTAAGTGGAGTAGGTAACGATTTCGTTAACGAATTAGTTAGAACTGCTCCGGTCGACACAGGATTCTTACGAGAGAGTATAAGATACGACGTCGAAGGAGAGACGATAAACTTCACGATGCCGGAGTACGCATTCTTCGTAGAGTTCGGAACTGCACCGCACGAGATACGGCCGGTTAACGCTAAAGCTTTGCATTGGAAGAGTGGCGGAAAAGATTTCTTCGCCAAAGTAGTTCATCACCCAGGAACTGACCCTAACCCGTTCATCAGAGTCGCTATAAATACTAAGCTTCGAGATATTATTTACACAAACTTGGCGAGGCAACTAACATGACCACAGTTCTGAATCAAACCGAGATATTAGAAGAAGTCGTTGTTAAACTTAGAAACGCAGACATACTCACAACCACTCAACGCGGAGTGAGTACGACTGGGCAAACAACTTCTCTTAGCGGGACGGGGATGACTATCTCTGTTCCTAACGTCAAAAATGTTAGAACGGTGACTGTGAATTCTGTTGATAAAACTTTCGGAACTGATTACACGGTGAATTATAATAGCGGTACGAATTGTGAGATAACTTTTGCTACCGCTCAAACAGGAACCGGCGTAGCTACTTATGATTACGGAACCGACAAAATTTGGCCGGGATATCCGAGAAACGACATCAGCCTCGCGAACATACCCCAGATAGCTGTAGAGTTCATCGATTTAACCAGCGTTAACGGCGGATTTGGGAACGTTAATCGCAACGAGTATGATATAAGCATAGTGGCGTACGACTTCAAAAAAGAGGACGTACGCGGCCATATAAAGGCTATAAGAAGCTTCCTCGTAGCGAACATGAACAACTTTCACGGACTAAAAGTTGTGAAACCGAGACTCATCGGACCCATCGTCGTAGCTGAGTTCGAAAAATTCAAAGACCGAGTATTCAAACAAAACATCGACTTCAACAGCAGCTTCAATCTCGAGGTAAACTAAAAATGAAACTAGAAGAGAGAATCATTCATGCAAGCATACTAACGGGATGGACTGATATAGTCATCGGATTATTCATGTACTTCACCGGATGGGCGGATTGGTACTACAACCACTTCCACTTCTTCGGAGTCTTAGGAATAGGGATGCTCACATACGGATTATGGCATAATCAACTACTAAAGGGTGATAAGAATGACGAAAGTGGAAGAAGAACAACTAGAGATACTGAAGGAGATTCGGGATTGGTTAAAAGACGCTCATCGAGAGCTTCGCGAGATAAAGATTAGAATGAACGAAGTAGCAAAATAAGGAGGAAAACAAAATGGTAGCAAACTCAGAAGTTGTGGCAGGCATTGACACTTACATCTTATACGGCGCCGAATCAGCATACGGAACGGCAGTAAGTGCTAGTAGCAGCTTTGGCGGACTCATACAAAGTAGCCCGTTCGAAGTAGATAGACAAATAAAAGAATGGCCGGGATTCGCAGGAACAGGAACCGGAGACGGTAGGGTGACCGCAAAATTCACACCCGGACAAGTTAGAGTTAGTGCGTCGGTAGAATTCTACGCTCAAAGATTCGACTTCTTACAATACGTCTTATTAGGAGCCAGAACCGGCTCAGGAACAACATTAGCTCCGTACAGCTACCCTATCGGAACAAGTACGAAGAGCTTAACCGTCACCGAAGAAATAGATAACGCCGGAACAGATAGTCAACGAACATACGCCGGAATGGTGATAAACGACTGCTCGATAAGATGCAGCGTCGGAGAACCAGTAAGCGTAACATTAGGATTACTCGGAGGAAAAATCGCGAAAGACACTGTTATCGGCTCAAAAGTAGCTCAGCTAACCGACGACTTATACAACTTCAGCGGAGGCTCAATCGAGATGCCTGACGCAACACCGATAGGAAACATTATCGAGAGCGTCGACATAAGCATCAATAATAACTACGAGATAAAATACGGGTTCAACCAAGAAGCTGTTAATGCGAAACCGATGAAGCTTAGCATGTCAGTTAGGTTTAGCACTAACTACTTAGACGACGACCAGATGGACAAACTTATGGGAAGCTCAACCGCTATAACAACGCCGACTCCCGTAACTCTAACATTGAAGTTCACAAGAGCAACCGCAGGAGCTCAATACGCGTACTTCAAATTCACGAACGTCGTAATAAGTAGAATAGGTGATAGTCACTCGTTAAATCAATTCATGGTCGAAGATACCGACATATTAGCTAGTGGTTTAACGGTGCTCGAGGTGCAAAGTTGATAAAGATAATACCGAAAGAAGAAATACCTAGTTGGAACTTTGGAGATGTAGCCGTAAAAACATTTAGTTTCGGAGATACATTAAGGTTAGCGAAGTTTACGAGCAAGATGAAATCGTTCGTTAACTCAGAAGGAAGAGCGGATATGGAAACGCAGTTCAAAGACGACACCGACATAGAAGAAGTAAGCTTGTTCACATTAGCGAGTGGGATACACTACGTGAAAAGCTTAGACTCTTCAGGATTTGTTATCAACTCTGATATGATAACTGAAGATAAGGTGAAAGTACTTTACAAAATCGATTTAGAATCCGGAAAGTATTTGATTCAACAAGTTCAAGAGATAAACAAAAACGACGATAGTCAAAAAAAAAACTAATCTTGGCAACGAGAGGAGTTAATAGCGAACCAGAATATATTCATCGAAAAGAGAGAGCTTTAATGGCGAAGCTATTAAGAAAACTACCGTCGGAAATCGACAAGATGGACGTTCAAGACTTCAAAGATATTCAGATTGTACTAAAAGAATTAGGTGACAAAAACCCACTAATATGGTTGTGATAAAACATGGCAAGTTATAGCGAACCAATCGTAGTAAAGATTATCAGCGAAGCAGCGAACGCAGTAGGAGCTTCAAGAACTCCTAGTTCAAAATCAAAAGGAGAATCAGGCGGAGGAGGCGGAGGCGGAGGAGTCGGAGGATTCGCAGCAATAGGGGCGAAGATAGGAGGAATTGCAGCAATTGCTGGAGAAGTAGCAGGACTCATCAAACAAGGATTATCAGGAATACTAAAACCTCTTCAAACCGTCGTCGTTAACATCGTCAAACTCTTAGCTCAATTCTTAAGACCAGCTATCGACGTCTTACTCATAATGCTAATCCCAATAATGCAGATACTCAAACCCTTAGTGAAAGTTTTCAACGAGACGATGAGACCGTTTAGAATACTAGCTATGAGGATAATGAAACAAGGAGGAGCAGCCGCCGGAGCAAGTGCTAATACTGTGATGATACAAGGACTAATGGCTGCCGTGTTAAACGTAGCAATAGAATTCATCAAAGTAAGCATAGACACCTTACTAAACACCGTAAAAATACTAATCTTCTACCCATTAGGAAAGATGCTATGGTGGAGTGAAGAAAAAATCGACGAA